TATGTATTATCATGGAGGAATGTGTGTATATAGAAAAAATGAAATAATGATTAAATTTATGAATGATTGGTATTATCATTATTGGGCACAACGTACACATACATATCAAAATTCACAATTCTTTAAAACACGTTACCAACATAAAATACAACAATGGGATCAATTTACATTATGGCGTATGCTGAATGAGACTGAATATTTTGATTATAAATATAAAATAAATGTTGGTGTATTTAAAGATGATGGAAGATGGAATGTAAACTATCTTTTTAAAGATGGTGAATTTGAAGGTGATATGGTTTTATATCATTATACAATTCCGCTTTATATGAGGGACCGTGAAGGCATAAAAGTAGATAAAAAAGGAGATATACCTATAACTAAAGATTTTATTGATTTAGAGAAATATGATTATTATGAATAAAGATAATGTTAGAATGAGAGAAATCAAATTAAGAAATCCTGCATTAAAAGAACTTCTTAATAAATTTGTTGAAGAGTTTTTTGAAGATGATATGGATTTCGTTGATAAACATATTAAAAATCATGATTCAGATATACATTGTACAAGTGATGAATATTTACAAAGAATGCAAACAAAAAATCACATTGGTTTTCCTGAACATTCAATGTTGGTTGGAACTTGCCCTTCTGGTTGGACAGGCCATCAAGATTTATTATCAGAAAATAAACGAGTAATGCTTGTTGACATGCAAAAGAAAATTAATGAATTTATCGGTGCAAAATATAATGCGTTATGCGCATATTATCCAAAGGGAGGACATATCGGATGGCATACAAATTGGAATGCACCTGGTTATAATATTCTTTTTACATATAACACGACACCCAACGGTTATTTTAAATACCAAGATCCTGCCACAAAAGAAACACATATATTAAAAGATACAGGAAGCGCGTGGAATATCCGAGTTGGGTATTATGGAAGAATGGATGAACCAGATAAAATACTATGGCATACAGCTGAAACAGAATCACCGCGTGTAAATATAGCATTTGTTATGGATCAAGAAGAAATGTGGTTAGACATGATTGATGAAATAGAAGATCCAGAATTATGAATATTGTATCAGCATATAACGCTAAATTTTTAAATAATAAACAAACTAAATTATCTGCAACCATTGTTATGAAAAATGGAAATGATTATGAAATTATTGTTTATAAATATGAGGACCCTAATAAGTTTAATAAAATAATTGAATTATCAGGTGGTATTGATGTTGTAACAAAAAATACAAATGAGTTTATTAAAAATTCAAAAGACATGATAAAAGTTAATACTGCTAAAGAAATTCAAAAAAAAGAAGATAAAATTAAACACCCATTATTTGATGTAAAATCAAAGATAATGGAAATGTCAGAAATTATTGAATGTACTGATAAAAAATTAAAAAGAAAGATTCGCAAAGCAAAAACTGAATTAGATGCAATCGCTGTTGCAGTGGCAATCGTAAGAAATGCCAAATAATTCAATGTATAAATATTAGTACAATAATAATAAATTAGTAAAAATTTTAGCGGCTTAGTCCGCTTTTTTTTCATGAGGCTAGCAATGGAATTTGTAGATATAAAAGATTTGATTGCTAATTTTAAAAAGAAAGGTTTAGTCTCGTTTCTTAGCATATTGCTGTATATTATCGTTATGTATAATAAAGAAATATATGAATACTCAACTGGTGTTTTTGATAATAAATTAAATGTTACTTATACTACAAATTATGTTGTATATGGAATATGGTGGTACACTGAAGAAAATATTTCTGAAATAAGATCATTCTTATATGAATTTTATCCATATAATAATTTAACAGAAAAACAAATTGAATTGCATATTGACAATATACTAAAAACCAACACTAATAAATATATAAAAGAATTCAATATAGCACCATTGTATAAAGATAATATTGGAACATGGTACCGTGATGAATTTAGGTACGTTGATTTTTTAGAAGACATAATGGACATAATTAATATAAATGTACCATTTAATAATGAAGGCGAAAAATCATTAATTATTGAGAACAAAATCGGAATTATAACAGAAATAATGAAATCATATAATTCAGAAATACATATAAAACTTATTAACCATTTAAATGAGAATTAACAAAATGAAAATCATAAACTTTAAAGTAGCATGTTTTTTAATATTCTTTACATTGTTTTTATCAGCATCTGCAAGGATCGATGAACCACCCAAAACAAATAATAATGATGTTTATCTTGTTGTCGTAAATGACAATTATATATTAGAATACGTCGATGAGTACTCTCTAATTTCGTTAACAATAGGGGTAGTAAAAGATTATGATTTAAATTTATATTTACATATGGCAAATATTAAATCATATCATGATGCTACAAGAGCGACTATAAATTTATATGCAAAAGAAGTTGATGTGATAATTATAAGTGAAAATGATTGGAATATAATACGTACAAAAAGAACATCATATATGTCAAGCAAATTAAATGTTGTTGGTACAATAAATCAAAATCTAATAGCAAGGAATTAATCTAATGGCAATTACAGATTTACCTAGTTTTAAAACATATTGTCTCTCTATGTTAGGGGAAGGTGTCACCAAAGTAAATGTATCTATTGAACAATTAGACAACGCGGTTGAAGATGCAATTGCTTTATTCAATGAACGTCATTATGATGGCAATTTTAAAACATATATAAAATATACAGTAACCGCTGCAGATATAATTGCAAATACAACTGATGTTGTTATGGAAACAACAAATAATTTTCGTCCATCGAGTATACAATTACCATCAAGTGTAATGCGTGTAAACAACTTAATTTCCCTTAAATCTGCCAATGTATTTTCCACTGAATGGAGACTTGAACTAAATGCAATACAAGATTTAAATATGTCTGATGGTTCATTAAATACGTATTTAATGCAACAAGACCGATTAGAACAATTACGAGGTATTTTCCAAAAAGGATCGTTACTACGATTCAGAAAGGAAGATAATACTTTAAGTATTGATGTTGATTGGGGTAATGAAATCAAAGAAGATGATGTAATAGTTATCGATGCTACAATTAAAACTGATGTTGTAAATTCATCAAATCTTTTAAATGATGTATGGTTAAAAAAATATGCAACTTCTTTAATTAAAAAAATATGGGCACAAAATTTAATTAAATTTGAAGGTGTATCATTAGTCGGCGGTGTTAAAATTAATGGTCGAGCAATTTATGAAGATGCTACAAATGAAATATTAACATTGGAAGAAGAATTAAATTCTACATATTCTGACCCTCTTACATTTTTTATGGCGTAATTTATGACTATTAATACCACAATAAACACAATACTTCAAACAGAAAAAGACTTACATGAAGATTTGATAATCGAGGTGATGCAACAATACGGTCATGAATTTTATTTTTTACGTAGAACTGATGTTGTATTGAGTACATTATTAGATGAAAGCCATGAAGCTAGATTTGATGATGCAGTTCCTATTGAAATGTATATTGAAAATATAGAGGGATTTGAAGGTGAGGGTAGTTTATTAACACAATTTGGTTTGCAAATAAAAGATCAAGCAAATTTCATAGTATCAAAAAAACGTTTTACAGAAGAGCTTGGTGAGATACGACCATTAGAAGGGGATTTAATTTATTATCCATTGACAAAATCTTTATTTGAAATCAAGTTTGTTGAACATGAAAAACCATTTTTTGAATTGGATAACTTAAATGTATTTCAATTAAATTGTGAATTGTTCGATTATGCTGATGAAGAATTTGATACTGCAATTGATGAAATCAACGATATAGAAACTGACCATAAAGTTGTTACAATGGAAGTTCTATTATCTGATTATGATTCAGTGACACCTTATGATAAAAACGAATTTGTTTATATCGGTCCTTCATTAGGAAGCGCGACATTCACAGCTGAAGTTAAATCGTTTGATGGAAATATTTTCTTAGTTGATACAACTGGTACATTGCCAATAGCAACTGATATTATAATCGGTGACACTTCAGGTGCAACTTATACAATAGCAAGTATTGTCACTGGACAAAATCCAACAAGCGCAGAACATGCGGATAACCAAGATCTTGTTGATTTAAATGTAGGCGATGATTTAATGCCTGAACCGAAAAATCCATTTGGAGATATATAAATGTTCGGTACATATTTTAATAATGAAACCACCAAAAGATATATTGCAATGTTTGGTTTGGTTTTTAATAAATTGGAAATAAAAAATCCAAATGGATCACTTGAAAAAGTGCCGCTTGCATTTGGACCTCGTGATAAATATATTGATAGAATAAAAAATGCAGATTTAGAAGAAGGCGAAAGAATTGCAATTAAATTACCTAGGTTATCTTATAATTTAACAAATAGACAATTTGATGCCAATAGGAAATTAAATAAACACGAAAAACGTAGAATAACAGTTACATCAAATACATCTACTTTTATGTATTCGCCAACACCATATTCATTTACATTTGAATTAATATTATACACAAAGAATTTAGATGATATGCTTCAAGTGACTGATCAAATTTTACCGTTCTTTGAACCTAATTTAAAATTCACAGTAAAGCCTTTGGCCGCAAGTGATTGTGACGCTGTAATCGGTTTAAATCTTGATAGTGTCACGAGCGAAGATAATTATGCTGATGGTGAAAATACTAATAGATCTGTAATAACAACTTTTACATTCACTTTAGTAGGTGACTTATACAAACCTATAAACAACGGAAGTATCATCAAAAAAACCACAGTTAATTTGGATTTTGATGGAACTCAAATTGTTATGAGTTGTGAAATTAATCCATTTACTGCTACTGAAGATGATGTTTATACAATAACAAAAACGATAATAGATGGCGATTGATATGGATAATGAATTCGTTCCTTCAAGTGAACTTGTTTTGGATGATCAAGATATTGAAATTAAAAATGAAAACAAAGAATTATCCGTTGTTGATAATTCTAATATAGATGAACATTTTGAAGCTGATTTCGAAACTGCAAGAAACACACATAAAAATGTTATTGAAATCGGCGAAGAAGTTATGAAAACATTGGCCAATGTAATTAAAGAAACTGATTCTCCAAGAGCTGTAGAAATTATGGCTGGTTTATTAAAGTCAGTTGGAGATGCTGCTGATAGATTAATTGATTTACAACTTAAAAAGAAAGCAATTAATACCGGCGGTGATCAACATGTTACAGGCAATACAGTAAATAATAATATTTATCTTAGTACGGATGAATTACAGTCTTTGTTTAAAATACAAAAAGAAAAAATAATTGAAGGTGAAATATTAGAAGAAGAAGATGAGTCGAATCGAAACGTTAAAGAAGATTAATCCAGATAGTATAAGAATTGATGAGCAATTTATTGAATTTATTTCTACATTAAAATTTGATCAATTGCTTGAAATGTCTAAGACATTTGACTGCAAGAAACATGGAATGGAAATTGATGACCATATTGATAGACGTGAACATGGTTATAACGGAAACAACCGAGTTAAGAAACATGGAGTTCAACAAGTTTGGAATTTTCATAACTTAATTGAATATAAATTATGTTCAATGTCTGCCCAATATTTTGCTAGAAACTATTGTAAAATTTATAGTCTGGATGATGGTTTAGTTGATTTTAATTTATATGATTACCAAGATAAAATGTTCGATCATTTTGATAAAAACCGATTTTCAATAGTATTAGCATGTCGGCAAAGTGGTAAATCAATATCATCTGTAATATATTTACTTCACAGCGCTTTATTTGGTAGTGAAAAGATTGCGATACTTGCAAACAAAGGCGCAACCGCAAGAGAAATGTTAGCGCGTATTACATTAGCTCTTGAAAATATTCCATTCTTTTTACAAACTGGTGTCAAAACATTAAATAAAGGTAATATTATATTTAGTAATTTGAGTGAAATGACTGCAGCATCCACATCAAGTAGTTCAATTCGTGGTTTATCTATTTCATTATTATTTTTAGACGAATTTGCATTCATCGATAATGACGCTGAATTTTATACAGCAACATATCCAGTAATTACTTCTGGCAAGAACACAAAAATTATTATTACTTCTACCGCTAATGGTATGGGTAACACGTTCTACAATATTTGGAAAAAATCTCAAGAAGTTGAAAGCGCTGAATCCTTTCAATCGTTCAGAGTTGATTGGTGGGATGTTCCTGGTCGTGACGAAGCATGGAAAAAACTTACAATTGAAAATACTTCTGAACTTCAATTTGCACAAGAATTTGGAAATGAATTCTTAGGTTCAAGCGGGACACTCATTAATGGTGAAACATTGCTTGGTATGAACCATAGAGATCCATTAGAACATAAAGACAATATATTAATTTATAAATATCCAGAAGAAAAAAGACAATATTTATCATTTGTAGATGTTGGTAAAGGTCTTGGACAGGATAGTTCAACTATAAACATAATAGATGTCACTAAATTACCATATGAACAAGTTGCGGTTTATAGGTCTAATAAAATATCACATTTGGTATTTCCAACATATGTTTATAATTTAAGTAAAAAATACAATAATGCATATTGCGTAATTGAAAATAATTTCGGTGGTGTTGCTGATGCCATGTGGTATGACTTTGAATACGAAAATATGTATACATCTAGTGCTATTAAATCAACTGGTATTGGTTGTGAAATGACCAAAAAAGTTAAACGAATTGGTTGCGCGAATATTAAAAATCTATTGGAATCAGGTAAATTAATATTACATGATCTTCAAACAATCATTGAATTTACAACTTTTGTTGAAGATGGTAAATCGTACGCTGCTGATAAGGGAGAGCATGATGACTTAGTTAT